CTGGAATCATATTAGACAACTCGCCTAACCAGCCAAATGTTTTTTTGAATTGTTCGACATTTTGCTTGAGCGCAGTCAGTTCTTTTTGATCTAGTGAACTAGCAATAAGCGCGGCCGCGCCACCTAGGATTGCAGCTACTTTTAAGACGGTACCGGCAATATTGATATTATCCTTGACATCTGATTTGAAGCCGGATAGTCTATCTTTAATATCACTGAACGTAGTAGTTTGTTTATTTTCAATAATGGCCTCTCTTTCAGTCTGTGCCTCGTCTTGATAAGAACGTCTTTCAAAATCAAGCTGCGACTTTAGAGATTTGTCGATTGATGCTAGATATTTTACTGCTGTATCTAATAGTGCCTCAGTAGGCATCTTAGTTGACATCTGTGGTTTGGCTATTGCTTTAGCAGCAGGAAGAGTTCCGCCTCCTGCTACTTTCTGTTTACCTGCAGTGCCGGCCATTCCGGTGTTTCTGATGATTGCATTATTAGGTGAAGATTGTGTTTGCTCGGAAGTATTTTGAGCAGCACCTCCAAGAGACTTTCCGGCCATGCCAAATGCTTTGCCGGTTTTAGATATAGAACTAGCCGCGCCATATAGCGCACCACCGGCAGAAACTACCGTTTTAAACGCTATTTTGGCTGCAACTTGACCAATCATTATGTTTTTCTACTCTCTATCTCTTGCTTCTGCTGTTCTAAGAACTCCAATAACATATCAACATATAGATCTCTCTCATATGGTATCAAATTTTCAACTTCACTTATCGAATATTTATGGTGCTGAGCCAAAGAAAATATCATTGAATAATATCTTGCTAAGGTGTTATGACTCAGCCCCACATAAAAAAATCTTTGAGACTCGACAGTTCGATGGTACGTTCATTGCCGACTTTGTTTGTATACTCAATCTTGTGATATAGTCTTGGCACACTTTCAAAGAACTCGCGAATCAATTCAAATGTCTTGACATCTAATCCATCTAGGAATTCCGAGATCTCTTCCTCTGTAAAGTCATCAGCAACGTATACGTTCTCATCGTCATAGATTGTATCAACACAGTTGACAATAAAGAATGTCATTAGATCAACTTCGTTATCGAACTCTTTCATTCTATCAGTAATCGATGCAGATGGATACTTCATAGTCATACCAACATCTTTGGTGATTTCGATCTTTGAGTTGATAGTCTTAGGCATCTCAATCTCGATGGTATCTAGATCAAGTTCAAAGTTGTAGACTTCATCGTCCTCAGTATCGCGATATGCCAACTTTACAACGTTGTTGACAGACTTAGCACGAAGCTTAAGGAATGCATACTCAAGATCGAAGATCGCAAACGTATTTAGATCGATATCCTCGATAAAACAATTATTAAGAATCTGTTTAATAGCTCTGATAATTTCACTATCATTACCACTCTGTTGTGCAATCAATAGGATCTTCTCTTCCCTTACAAGGAAAGGCCTGAATGTAACCTTCCTTCCACTGGAAGGAATAATCATATCAAATAGTGGCTGATCAATTTTTGGTAAAGGCATTATAATACTCCATTCATTATTATGTATGTGTTAAATATAACGTATTGTAGTTGTCGGTGTATTTGATACACCTACTTTATCTGCAGGTGCAGTAGATTCGGTTGCATTTGGGGTTGAAGCATTTGCAGTAGTTTTTATTGACTCACCAACCGGCGACCCAACAGCATCTGCAGCAGCTCTACCACCCTTATCACTGGGTTGCTTTTTTTCCTCGTAAGGATTGGCTATGCCTTCTGACATATAATTCATTTGAGCAGCTGTAGTCTTCTTTGGAGCTTTTACTCTCATGTTTGTATACGCAAAATTCACTGTAAGTTTTTGAATTTGGTTTTCATCGGCCCAACCAAGATTCATTGATTGAATGTTCATAGGGAATACATCGAACATCTCATATTCTGTAACAGTTTCATTATTACGATTATACACATATATTCTTACGATAGGATTAGCGTATCCATCCTTGTAACCGACTTCAAACGGATTGTATTCGCCCAACCCCGATCTAAGTTCTGTTGTTTGAGACATGTTGGCATTTGGTGCATCGTGCATAACAATAGTATTCAACCACTGGTGCATAAATTCAATGATCTCCGATTTTCCATCGACTAACCATGTCATGGAAACATCACTAAACTGAACACCATATGGAATCTTTTCAACCGGCCCATAACCGTATCTACGAATATTTTCTTCCTCTAACAATGAAGGCGTTGGAAGGATAATACTCTCGCATCTCATGACCAATGTATTTCTTTTGTTCGTGACAAAGTCAGTAAGAGGTGCGTTTTCTGGAAAGCCAAGCCTGAAGGGTGAGAACGTAACTAGATATGAATGAGATGGTAGTACATCTTCATTTAAAATCTCAGATCTGAAACTGTTAATATTAAAAACTTGTGGAGATGCAGAACCTTCAGTCGTGATTCTATTTCTTTGATTTACAGAATTCTTTGCAACTTCTTCTAATGATGGATTGGTTTTATCACTAGCTTTTGGAAATGACACCGATCTGCTTTGTGCAACCGGTTGCACAACTGCTGTTTTGCTTGGGATTTCTGCATTCCATGCCACTTCTTTGCCAGGTGAGCGAAACGGTTGTGTTGGCACTGGAGCAGCACGTAATGCAGCTAATGGCGGCGGGGCGTTTGTCAAAACTCCAACACCAACGCCAGCCTTGAATGCTGCTACTTGTTGTGCTTGCGTTTCTCCATTTGGAGAAACTCCAACCGGTTTTGTTTTTCGCACATGCGTTGTACCTGCAGTAGCCAACACGCTATCTGCTCGTGCTTTTTTTTCAGCATCAGGAGATGATAGCCTGGACAGTTCGGCAGCGCTTAGTCGATCACCGGAACCGGTTACTGGTTTAAAACCAGCTTGTCGGCGTGCAGTTGCTTCTGGTATAGAAGTACCAACTGGCAGGTTGAAAAAACCGGGTGGATTTGCCATTACTTTCTAACCCCTAACATTTTCTTGGATTCGTTCCAGACCTGAGTCTTTGACTTCTTCGCAAATCGTTCTGTCGGTAAAAATAATGCAACGTCCCATTCTGATGGATATACGTACATGAATCTAGAACGCACATGTTCATCTAAATAATGCTTCACACACGGCTCAAAGAACTTAAGCTTTGATACTGATTGTAGAAGCGAGAAGTTCATCTTGATCTTGGTTGACTCATCATACCGACTATTATTGGCATAATCATACAAACCATCCATCAATCTAGCACGAAGTGGTAATGGTAGATAGTGAAGGTTGAGACCATAGAATCCGCCCGGTACCCTACGGAAAGGAAACACCAAAGGAAACCTATCATAGTATTCTAGCTGCTCTTTGTACTTCGGATCGTAGTAGTACATGTACATAGAACCGATGATAGTCTTATTTGTCAGACGGCTGGTGTCGCCACGCATAAGTTCACGCTCATTGAGACGTGAGATCTTCTTAGCCGTTTCACGGAACCAGTCGCGTGCATCCTGCGTACGGGCAGGGATCTGTCCAGAGCGGACACCTTGAGTAATGATTGTATCGAATACTGTTGCCATTAAAACTTTATTCCGAGTTCTATTTCCGTTATGATCTCAAACTTCCAGCCACGTTCTTTGCAGTAACCGACAGCAGCTTCCCACTTTGAAGAATTAATTCCCCAGGTCTGTACTTCAGTAATATATCTCTTATTAGGTTTATTTATGACCTTTGGTGGAGAGCACTGTGCTTTAGGTTTGATCTCGACTACTACAGTATCGATCTTGCCATCTCGTGTCTTCTTCTTTATGATGAAGTCTGGAAAGTATCTATGGACTCTGCCGTCGATTGGTGATCGGTAAGGAATGATCAGTTCTTCACTTCCCCATTGTAATACACCTGGGTGGTTATCAAGCCAGCCCATAAATTTTAGTTCCCATCGACTTCTATAGACGATATTCGATGGATCACCAAGATACTTTTGAGGGTTCCTTGGCTGAAACTTTCCTTTGTATGCCATTTTCTATTTATAAATAAACAGAAGAGAATTTCTAGAAAAGAGAAGCCAGTGGCCCTTATCAATCTAAATATCAAAAATTTTAAAAAGGATCTGGGTGGTATCGCTAACCGCTTGGTAAATAACGCTATTAATAAAGTAGAGCAAAAGTTTGAGAACGCTGTTGAGGATGCATTTGCTAAGGGGTTAAAAAAGATCGGTTTATCTGATAGTGTAACTTCTGTATTATCTGCAAGATTTGGCGATGCCTTCTCAGTTGGTAGGTCAGATTCATTCTTTAGGACATCTACATCAGAGCAAAATCGTGTATCTCCAAGAGATATCGAACAGCGAATGCTTGCAGGTGCAGCTGAAACATCGATGGATGCTATTCAAAAGATTAATACTACAAATATTACAGCGTCACACGTGATGCAGTTTCCTAACCAAATGGGTCAGTATTATATGGCACTTGATTTCCAAAGTTACTCGCGCCCAAGTCCCCAGATGGAAGCTATCTTCAAGAGTTTTAGAACTATCCTACTTCCTATCCCAAGAGATCTTAAAGAAAACTTCGATCTTGATATCGGCCAAACATCACCAGGAGCGTTGAAAGGTGGTCTTGCAGACCTTGGTGTGGATCTTCTCAGGGGCGCAGGTAGCGCGGTTTCTGGTACGGAGTTTGCTATCCTTTACGGCACTATTGCACAAAAGTTTGAAGGAACCGGTGCTGATGCACTTGGGCAAGCACTCGGTGCGGTTCCTAATCCTCACCTACAAGCAATCTTCCAAGGCGTGCAACTAAGAAATCATACTTTCCAATGGACATTTGCTCCACGCAATCCAGATGAAAGTAAAAATCTTAAGGCTATTATCGACGAGATCAAAAAGAACTCAATGCCAGCATATAGTACCACTGGAACAGCTGCACTCATGTATCCGCCATTAGTAGATATTAGACTGATGCCATGGGGTAACGATTTAATCAGGTTTAAAAAATGTCTGATCAAAGGAGTGTCGGTCAATTATGCTCCATCAGGATTGCCATCATTCTTCAAACCCGGACCTGATGGAAAGAGATATCCTACTATGATTCAACTCGAATTGCAGATGCTCGAAACAGAGATTCAGACGGCTAAGGATTACGGTCTCAAGCCAGGTGATCGCCCAGATGGTCTTGAACAGTTTAAGGATATTGTTGCAACTGGAGCAACTAACATGGGACTTGGTGGTGCTATTAGTGAATTCACACAAGCAAAAGATTCATTCTATAATAGTCTAAGTTCAGGTGCATCTGTTGCTAGTGCAAATCGCGAAACTGGTGTAAGAAAACAATAATGACTAGATATTTCAATAGATTTCCACTTGTAGACTACAATGGAACTCCAGCCAAAAACATCTTGGCCCGGGTCGACTTTACCGATCAGACCAAGAAGGACATCTACATCAACTTTGATTATGTACTTCAGGAAGGAAGTACTCGACCAGACATCCTTTCCTTTAACTACTATAATTCGACGCAGTATGACTGGTTGATCTATATGACAAATAACATCATAGATCCATACCATGACTACTACAAATCACAGGATGATTTTAAGAATTATATCGTTGGTAAGTATGGTACTGCAGAAATTGCCAGATCCAAGATCCTATTCTATAGAAATGACTGGGCACCTGATGAGAGTTTAATCACGGAAACGGTGTATGATAGTCTTTCTACGGTTATTAAGAAATATTGGAAGCCGAAGATCAATACTACTAATCAGATCAACGGCTACGAACGCATCAAGGAAGATTGGGTCGTTTCAACAAATAGAATCGTCCAATTGACTGTTACTGCTGATATTTCTGGATTTATTATTGGTGATACTATAAACCAGACATCTACCGATGCATCTGGTATTTTAGTATCTAAGGATGATGCCCAAGGAATTCTTATTGTACAACATGTAGATGGTGCCTATGCAGTGTCTACAGTAGATGGAATTGCTAGTGTAATCATACTCAAAGAAAATATCAGTACGCTTGAGGCAAGCTTCTGGGCACCTGTCTATGCATATGAGTATGAAGAAGAACAGAATGAACTGAAGAAGTACATCAGTCTGATCAAGTCTAGTTATGTTCCAGATGTAGAAAAATCATTCATCGAGCAACTTAAAAAATGATACAGTTTCTTGAAGGTAAATTTAAGCTTATAACATTCCAACTCAACGTTCCTGGTGGCAGAAAACTTGGGTTAACACCGTACTGTGCTCGTGCTGATATCTATGAAAGTGTTCTAGAACCGACCACAATTGCAGAGTTTGTTATCTCGGATAAGATCGGAATATTCGACCACTTCAACTTTCTAGAACAGAGTATTGATATCGAGTTTAATACGTACGAGGACAACTCTGATGCCTCTGTAAAATATACATTCTATCCAATCATTGTCGATCCGGCTGTTACGACTCCTGATGACAAAGGAATCGTCTATAAGATTACGTGTGTTTCTAAGGAGGCATTGAAATCAACAGAGATCAAGAACCTTTCACTTGTGAAGGAGAAGATTGATTGCGAGACCATGATCAGTGCACTGTTAAAATTGATTGGAAGTGATAAACAATATTTTGCTGAGAAGACACAGGGTCTTCACGGATTCAACTTTACTACAATCAATCCATTCACTGCTATTGATGAAGTAAGATTGAAGGCAATGTCGTCTGAATTTTCTGGGCACTGTTTCTTATTCTATGAGAATAGTAAAGGTTATCATTTTAAATCGTTCGAAGGTCTTATCAAAGAAGGACTAAGCAAGATTGGTGATAAGTACTATGTACAGTCTGCAACTGCAAACATTAGTGTTGCTGGAAGTCGATGGAGAAACATTCTAATATTCAACACCATTCAGACAGGTAACGCTAATGTTACACGTGCGCTAGGAGCCGGCAAAGTTATCGTAAGAAAAGTAAATCAGATTACACAAGAGATTGAAGACATCAATCCAGATCCAGCCAAACTAAATTTCGTTCAACTGAATAAGAACTCTACATCATCTAGTGCTACATCACAGAACGAGTTAGGAAAGAACGAAGGCAGAATTCAGATTGTCAAATACGATCCAACAATAGAAACTTCTGAGTCGGCACATGCTGCAGCTGTAAGACCGTATTATCTTTCATTCTTATTTAATACTATTGCGAACATTACCGTCTATGGTGATACTACTGTGACTATCGGTGATGTAATTACTGTTAAGGTCCCAGAGATCAATGCGTTGAGTTTAGGTGAAGAGAAACCGTTTGTTGATACCAATGTGATGGTTGCAGGTAACTATCTAATTACCAAGTGTCATCATGTGCTAACATTCGGTGAAGGTGCTGAGTATATGCAGGGCCTTGAGATTATAAAAGATGGATATGGTGGTGATGCACCAAAGACTATTAGTTTTGTTGCATAAAGGAATTATGAATGGACATTGAACGTTGGTTCCAAGGTGAAGTTGTAGACATCAATGATCCTCTTAAGATGGGCCGTGTTAGAGTAAAAGAACTTATAGGTCATGATGCATACAATAAAGATCCAGGTGGATTGCTTTGGTGTCATGTAATTATGCCTCCGTCAGGTGCTAATGCTAAAGGCATTGGTACATCTGCAATTGGTCTAAGTGTAGATTCTAAAGTACTTGGATTCAGAGTAGACTCTAAGTTATCATATATTATTGGCAGTTTTCCATATACAGTAGATGATAGCAACCACTCCGTCTCTAGCTATGCTCGTGGCAATAGTCCTGTACAAAAGAACTACCTCACTGAACTTGGTGAAAAGGAAACTAAGTACGCTGCGAAGTATCCTTATAATAAAACAATCACTACAGAAGGCGGCCATGTTCTAGAACTAGATGATACACCAAAGGCCGAACGTATTCACATTTATCATAAGTCCGGATCATATGTAGAGATCTTTCCAGATGGTACAATTATAACCAAGTCTATGAATGACTCGACAAGTGTTACTATGAATGATCATGCTATTAGTGTCGTTAAGGGTGATCTACAGATCGTAGCTAATGAGGGGAACATTGAGATCAAGTCGAATG